ATCGTAAGCAAATCAATCCATTTTTTCCGAAGGGTGGTGTAAAAAAAAATAATGTATATTTGTCGTATGCCAAATTTGAACAATAGAAGGTATCGAAGGTTTGAAAATCCTGTAAAACCAAATACTTACAAAGATTCAGCCGATAAAAAATTTTATGGCTCTGCAATCTGGAAACGAATGAGGACTTTACAAAAAATACGGAAACCGATTTGTGAAGTTTGCGAAGCTAAAGGAATTATTACTGATTGCTCCGACGGAAACAATAACGGTATAGCTGATCACGCTATAAGATTATTGCAAGGTGGTCACCCGTATGATGAACAAAATCTATTTACACTTTGTAAAAAATGTCATAACACAAAAAGTAATATGGAAGGTAGAGGCTTTTCACCAGGAAGAATGGCTAGTATAGACGGTTATTACCTTCCACAAAGCAAAGAGAACATTATTAAAGCTATCATAGCTAAAAAAGTAAATTAACATGAAAACACAAAAATTAAAAGAACTTCAGGGCACTTTAAAACCTAGTCGGGTTAAAAGAATTACTCCGCAACAAATAATTGCTTTAAATCCGTTTGAATTGACGGACGAAGAGCAAAATACTGTTGAATTGGTAAAAAGGCATTTAGAAAGTGCCGATGCTAGTTATAACGTTGATATAATTGCTATTAACATGCTAGCAAGATTGTTAACCGTTATCCAGCATGCAGCCAATAACATCTTAAAAAATGATGGTGTAGTCGTTTATCCTAATGGCACGCAGCAAATATCACCAGAGTGGACGATGTTCAAACAGTCGGTTGAGATTTATAACGATATGTCTGATAGGTTTGGACTAGACCCTAAGGCTCGTTTGAAGCTTGAATACTTTAATAGAGCTGACAAGAAAGAAGAAGACCCAATTATGAAGCTAATTAAAAACGCCTAATGTTTCAACTTGAAAATGAAAAGATAGGTGAATATGCAAGATTAGCTATACAAAGGCATTATGATGACCTAAAAAAGTCAGAAAGTAGTAATTACCCTTATTATTACGACCAAAAGGCAGCCGATACCTATATTTCCTTTATGAAAGTGTGTAGGTTGACTAAAGGTGAGTATGCTGCTATGAATGTTAATGTTATGCCGTGGCAGGAGTTCTTTTGGGCTATGATTTTTGGATGGAAGCGTAAAATTGATAAAAAACGTAGATTTAGAAAGGTTTACTTAGAAATATCAAGAAAGAATGCCAAAACTGAAACTGCAGCATTAACGGCAGTAGCTTGTTTTATACTTGACCAAGAAAAAGGAGCTGAAATTTACACAGCTGCAACCACTCGCGACCAGGCTCGTATATGCTGGGATGCTGCCAGGGTAATATTAGACTACCTAAAAAAAGATAGTAAGGCAGTAAATAAAATGGTGCAGGTTCGCGCTCACTCAATTTATAGCACCCAATCAAATTCAAAGATGGTGCCAGTGTCATCCGATGCGAAAACCTTAGATGGATTAAACCCACACGTGGCAATCATTGACGAATTTCACGCGCACCCCGATAATTCTATTTCAGAAATTATGGAGTCGGGTATTGGAAGTAGAACACAGCCATTAATTTTAATTACCACTACGGCAGGATTTAATAAAGAAAGTTCGTGTTATCAATTACGAAAAGTTTGTTTAGATATAATTAAAGGTCATAAACACGATGACGCGGTTTTTCCCCTTATATTTTCTTTAGATGAAGAAGATGACTGGCAGGATAGTAGTAATTGGGTAAAATCTAACCCGTCGATGAACGTCACTATTGGTATGGGTTTTTTGCAAGACCAATATACAAAAGCCATAAACGAAGGAGCCGCTAAGCAAATAGGTTTTATGACTAAAAATCTTAACTACTGGACAAACACCCATGCTACATGGATAAATGAGAATATGTGGAATGAGTGCCAAATGGACATTAAGGATGAATTTTTATTGAAACGTCCAGCATTCGGAGGTTTGGATTTGGCTCAAACGGTAGATATAAGTGCGTTTTGTTTGTTTTTTCCAGAATTTGACGGCAAACCAGCGTTTTTGTTGTGGAAATACTGGATTCCTGAAGATAACGTAAAGGAAAGAAGCCTTAGAGATGGAGTACCCTACATGGATTGGGCATTAAATGGAAGTATAAAGGTAACGAATGGTAATATAGTAGATAACGATGTCATAATCAATGATATTTACCTATTATACCAAAAATATAATATAAGAAGTTTGGCTTATGACCCATGGAGAGCAACCCACGTTGTAATTTCACTACAGGAAAGAGGGGTAAATGTTAAGCCATTCCCACAAAGTTTTCCTGAAATGAATACGCCTATTTGCGAATTTGAAAAAATGATAACAGGCAAAAAGATATTTCACAACGGAGATCCAGTTGCAAAATGGATGCTATCAAATGTGGCGTTGATTATTAATTCTACAGGCTTAGTAAAATTTGACAAAAGGAAATCTAATGAAAAAATAGATGGCATGGTTGCGGCTGCTATGGCTATTGGTGAGGCTATTGACCCAAAAAATAAAATTAATTTGGATTTTAATCTAATTATTGGATAAATTTTTTATTTGCTTAATAAATTTATTATATTCATCTTTGTAGTATGGAGTTTATAAATAAAATAGTAAAGTTTATAAAAAGAAGTAGAATTTCCAATTTAGGGCCCGCTAAAGATTGGAAATTATACCAAGAACTTTTTGGCACTAACCAAAGGCGCGTGTCTCATGAAACTTCATTATCTATTCCTGCTTACTTTAGGGCTTTATCTATTTTATCGGAGCAAATAGCAAGTTTACCATTTTCCATATATGAATTAAAATCAGATGGGAACGTGGTTGAGGCTATTAATCATCCAATGTATAGCTTAATAAAATATAGACCTTCAAAAAAATACGATACTTTTAGTTTTCGGGAAGCCATTGTTAGACAAGCCGTAAACGGTTCAATGTCCACAAAATCGGGTAATGTTTTGATTATTCCTAATAGAAATCAGGCAGGTAATGTTATTGATTTGGTTTTGGTTGATGAACCGTGGGAAATGTACAAGATTAACGATGAATTTTATTATAAGCTAGAATCTAATAATGAAATTTATAGCCAGTCCGAAGTTCTTCATATAAAATCATTTAGTGATAATGGATATTGGGGCAAAAGTTTGATAGAGGCAGGAAAAACTACTTTTTCTAGGGCATTGCACGAAATTGATTACGGAAATGATGTTTACGCTAAGGGTACAAATCTTTCGGGCACTGTTGAAACCGATATGATTTTAAACGAAGATCAATTAAACGCAATTAAAAAAGGCTGGGCAGATAAATATTCAGGACCCAACAATCAACAAGGCGTTGCATTCCTACAGGCTGGATTTAAATTTAAACCTGTTTCTTCAAAATTAGACGCAGCCGATATTGACGCAAGAAAATTGACTATTGAAGATATTTCGAATCTTACTGGCGTTCCAGGCTTTCTTTTGTTAGGGCAAAACAATATTTCTGCAACTAACATCGAAATATTAAATAGAATTTTTGTTCAATACACTTTAAGGGCTTGGACTAAAAGAATAGAAAATGAGTTTAACACAAAATTATTTCCACAAAAGGATTGGGGTAAATATTTTGTTAAATTAGACTTAGATGAGTTGTATAGAGGCGATGTTATGGCTAGAGCAGAATTTTACACTAAACTTTATAATATTAGAGCGATTGCACCAAATGAAATTAGAAATCTTGAGGGTTTTAATCCCTACGAAGGTGGTGACGTATTTGGCATGCCATTAGCATCTAATAGTAAAGAAGTTAATAATGAAAATCAAGCTAATGGAGCTGCAAAATAATAAATCAATGGAAACAAGATATTTCAATATTGAATATAAAAGCCTTGATAACAATGAAATTCAAGGTACTGCATCGTCTTTAAATTCTGCCTATGATATGGGGTATTTTGACGAAGCTATAGATGAGCACGCTTTTGATGATGCAGATTTTTCCGAGGCAGCCGCTTTATTTAATCATGACCAAAATATTGTACTTGGTAGGGTTAAAAACAAAACTTTAAAGATTGAGGTAAAAGATAAAAGTCTTGTTTACACTATTAATCCTCCTGAAACATCTGCAGCTAAGGACGTAATGATTTTAATAAACAGAGGTGACATTTATCAATCTTCCTTTGCTTTTGATATTAAAGATGATGGTGATTCATGGGAAATAATGGAAGGACGATGGAAAAGAACTATTAAGAAAATTAACAAAGTATATGATGTTTCTCCCGTTACTTATCCTGCTAATCCAAATACTACAGTAGCCGCAAGAAATATGGAAAGACATATTCAGCAAAATGAAAAAGCGGAATGCAATTTCAATGAGTTTGTTGAATTTTTAAACAATTTAAAAAAATATTAACATGTTAAAATCCGATGAATTAAAGCAGTCGCGTTCCGCTAAAATAGAAGAAATGCGCACTTTAATTTCTGCCATTGAAACATTAGGGGCAAATGCCAACGATGAACAAAGGTCGAAATTAACAACTATTAGGAATGAGGTTACTAATATTGAAAGTGACATTGAAAATCACTTGATGTTAGAAGCCGAAGCCAAAAGAATGGCGGCTCCTGCTACTAGGGGTAACGAAAACAAAGTTAGCGATGAGCAAAGAGTGAAGAAAAATTACTCATTCCTTCGTGCCGCTAACTTAGTAGCCAATAACAAAAACTTAGACGGCTTAGAACTTGAAATGCATCAGGAAGCCGAAAGAGAATTTAAACAGGCTGGTATTTCTGCTTCGGGAAATCTTTACATTCCTAAAATGATTGTAAAGAATGAAAAAAGAGATATGACTGTCAGCTCCGCGGCTGGTGGTGGTAATACTGTACCAACTATTTTAGGGGATTTGATTCCATTCCTTGACCCTAGATTAGCGGTAATTCAGGCAGGTGCTACTTTGTTGACTGGCTTAACAGGTAACTTAGATTTTCCGCGTAATGATGCTGCGGCTACGGCAGTTTGGGAGACTGAAAATTCCGGCAACGATGAAACAAGCCCAACTTTTGACAAAATTAGTATGTCTCCAAATCGTTTGGGTGCATTTACTGATATTTCAAAACAATTACTTGTTCAATCGTCTATTGACGTGGAGAATTTTGTAAGAAATCGTTTGAGTGAAGCAATTAACAGAGCATTGGATTATGCTTTGATTAATGGCGATAATTCTACACAACCATTTTACGGTATTTTGAACACAGCTGGCATTGGTTCAGTTGCTATTGGTACAGATGGCGGGCCGTTGACCTACAAACACATTATTGATTTAGAAACTGCCTTAGCTACCGATAATGCTGACTTTGGTACTTTAGCCTACCTTACTACTCCCGGAGTAAGAGGATTTTTAAAGAATACTGAAAAGGCTTCAGGCACTGCCCAGTTTGTTTGGTCAGATGGTGCGCCTCCTGTTGGTCAGCAAGGTATTAGAACTGATTTATTAAATGGGTACCGTGCTTATGTTTCTACGCAAGTTCCAAACAACCTTACTAAAGGTGGTGGTACTGATTTGCATTCAGTAATTTTTGGAAACTTTGCCGAGATGCTTATTGGTCAGTGGGCTGGATTAGATGTTGTGGTCGATCCTTATTCATCTAGCAAAAACGCCTTAGTTACCATTGTAGTTAACTCATGGTGGGATGCTGCGGTACGTCACGCTGCTTCATTTGCAGCTATTAAAGATGCAGATATTACTGGCATATAAAAATTAAAAAAATGAAGAATATTTTAATTGGTTTGTTTGTTTTTGCCGCTATTGGATTGACGGCTTTTGTAAACGACCGAAGCAAAACACTTGATGCAAATTATGATGATGCTTCAAGTACATTTTATAGCTATTCAGTAAGTGACACAATCACTAATACTGAAATAGACACTATTACTATTCCAGTAAGCTTGTTAAGCCCTTGGAGCGGTTATTGGTCGATTGTAGCTACTAATTTGTCAGGAACTACTTATATTTTGCCTACTGTCTTACAAGCTGCAAGTTCAACCGATTATACTAGCATTGCAACTTTAGACACTTTAAACGTAAATGGTTTAGTGCAATCTTATGAAGATGCTATAATTGGTGGTACAAAATATAGATTAGTGTTAACTGGTGTTGGTACGCAATCAACCAGATATACTGCCTACTTTGTAGCTAAAAACCCATAAAATGAAAGTGAGATTTATAAAGTCTCCTTCAGGTTCGCCTCATTCCCTTGGATATTTTCAGGGGGATGAGGCAGAACTAAACGAGATTACGGCAAAAGAATTGATTAGGCTAGAAATTGCCATTGAAGCAAATGATAAGCCAAAAGAAATAGAGGCTAAAACAATCATTGAAAATACAAGTAGCACCAAACCAAAAAAAGCTATTAAGAGATGAAACCTTGGAGAGTAACCGTTGACCAGACAAATGAATTATGGACTTTATCCGAAGTCAAAAATTATTTAAAAGTTGAGGATTCAGCGGATGACTCTTTAATCACTACAATTATTAAAGGTGCTAGAGAAGCTGTAGAAGCTAGGCAAAATATTAGCACTTTAAATAAAACGATTGCACAAAGATTAGAAAGATTTCCATCTTCTTATAAGGTTGCTACTGATTACGAAAATGTAATTAAATTATTGGTTTATCCGGTAATTAGCGTTACTTCAATTACCTACTTAGACGAAAATGGGAATAGTCAAACATTACCACAAAATTTATACGAAGTTGACACATATAGAGGGATAATAGGTGAAGCAGTTGACCAGGACTTTCCAGATACTTATCTTTCATTGAATGATGTTACGATTACTTATGTGGCAGGATTTGGAACAAGCGCAACAAGTTGCCCAACTGATATTAGAATAGCTATTTTAAAAATGATAGCTAATATTTACGAGAATAGGACTGATAGTGTTTATAAAATGCCAACTGCTTCAGACGTTATGT